GGTAAAGCGAAGCACACGTCTATTCATTAGTTTGTGGACTACTCACAACCTTACAGGATTCTCCGAGGACTTTGAGTCAAAATGCCTACCAAAAAGCGATATTTGACGCAGGCAGATTTTGCGCGGCTGGTCGGATTCACAGACGCCGGCATACTCTATAACATTCAAAACCGACGGCTGCCCGTGCACGTCAAAGCTGGGGTGCGCAAGCTCGACCTCCGGGAAGCGCTCCCAATCATCTTCGCAGTATCCAAGCGACCCGTTGTGCTCCAAGGGTCACAACACGAGCTATCCAAGCTGGACATCCCCGAGGAGTTCATGCCCGACTTTGATGAGGTCGAGGACGGCGGCAACGGTCGCACCAAAGTCATCGAGGCCAAGGAACAGTCGGAGATATTCAAAGCCAAGAAGGTGGAACTGGAATACAACGTGGCCGTGGGAAAGCTCGTCAGCATCGACACCGTTGCGAATCAATGGCGGTCGGTTGGCGTGTTGATTCGCAAGACCATTCTGAATATTCCGGACCGTCTGACTCATCTCGTGACCTCGGAGAGCGACCCAGTGCGGGTACATGCGCTCCTTGACGGTGAGTGCCGGGCGATACTTGAGGACCTCGCCGATGAGCTGGACGCGGCGGAGGAGGAGACACCGGTTGAATAGCCTCAAGACACTCAACAACGCGCTCGCCCGGGAGATTAGACCGCCGGAGAAGTTGACGTTGAGTCAATGGGCGGACCGTTACCGGAAGCTACCTCCAGCGGGTGCCAGTGAACCGGGACGTTGGCGTACTTCGCGGTTCCCGTTCCTCCGGGAGATAATGGACCGGCTTTCGCCGCACGACCCGACTCAGAAGATAGTTGTGATGAAGGGTGCTCAAGTCGGGCTAACAGAGACAGCGCTCAACTTCATTCTGTACGTTGCCGACCACAACCCCGCTCCGATACTCTATGTCCAGAAGACAATCGAGGACGTGGAGAAGTTCAGCAAGCAACGTCTCACCCGCTCCATCGAGTTGATTCCATCGCTCAACGAGAAGATAGGACTGGCCAAGAGCCGCGACTCATCCAACACCATTCGCATCAAGAACTTCCCCGGCGGCATTCTCATCCTCGGGGGAGCCAACAGTGCGTCCTCGCTCCGCTCGATGCCGATTCAATACCTGCTTCTCGATGAGGAGGATTCATACGATGAGGACATCAATGAGGAGGGGAGCCCGTCTGAACTCGCTATCCGGCGCACAGCCAATTTCCCCCGGCGAAAGATACTACATCTCAGCACTCCGGTTATCCGCGAGACATCGCGCATTGAGCCCGGGTTCATGGACGGTGACCAACGATACTACCACGTGCCGTGTCCGTTCTGCGGCTATCTACAAGTCATCCGTTGGCCCAATATGAAGTGGGAGGGTGATGACGCGAAGACAATCCAGCTGGAGTGTCAGAACCGGAAATGCGGACGGCTCATTGACGAGCACTACAAGACTCACATGTTCAAAGAATGCGAAGATTATGATGACCCAAAGGCTCAGGGAGCCCGATGGATAGCCACGAATGAACACGGCGCGTATCCCTCCTATCACATCAGCGCTTTGTACTCCCCGCTCGGATTCTTCAGTTGGAAGGACTCAGCGGCAATGTTCATCAAGGCCACCCGGACCTTCAACCGCGAGCTGCTCAAGGTGTTCGTGAATACGGTCCTCGGGGAGACTTGGACCGAGAGCGGGAAGGAAATTGAGGCACACTGGATAGCCAAGCGCAAAGAGACATACGCCACGGAGGTCCCGGACGGCGTATTGGTACTCACCGCCGGCATCGATGTACAAGAGGACCGGATTGAGGTGGAGATGGTCGGGTGGGGGCGAGACTTGGAGAACTGGTCAGTGGATTATTCGGTATTCATGGGTGATACCGAGGGGAACGATGTATGGACTATGGTGGACCAATACCTGTATAAACAATGGACTCACGCCTCCGGGCAGCTCATTCTACCTGCGTGCGTAGGTGTGGATTCTGGACACCGAGCGCGGGTGGTATATACGTTCTGCCGCGACCGAGAGTTCAGGCGTATCTTCCCCGTAAAGGGCCAGGATGGCTTCGGCAAGGGCTACATTCGGCGACCCGTCCGGCGGAATCAGGAAGGTGTTTGGCTGTTCACGGCGTTTGTTGATGAACTCAAGAGCCGGATATACAGCCAGCTACAAATCGCGGACCCGGGACCCGGGTATTGTCATTTCCCGAAGCGTCCAGAGTACAGTGAAAATTATTTCAGGATGTTGACCGCCGAACGGCTCATCACCGTCCGCCACGCCGGGAGGCGGCGACTGAAATGGGAACTTCCCAAGGGACGCAAAAACGAGGCGTTGGATTGTCGCGCCTATGCAACAGCAGCGCTCAACATATTGAATCCTAATTTTCAACTGCTCGGTCAAGCCAATGTCCCGCTCTCGCTCCAGCCGGGGCGCAAGGCGCGACGGCGTGGACGGGTGCTTAGCAAAGGAGTCTGACAATGGTAACACCAACGCTCGTTGAAGCGCAGGAGATGTACACGCTGTACCTTGAGGCCGAGAAAGCAATCTTGAAGGGCCAGAGCTATACAATAAAGGATAGGACGTTGACCCGCGCCAACTTAACATCTGTCGTGAAGGCTCGAAAAGAGTGGCAAGCGCTTGTGAACCAGCTCACAGCCGGGGGAATGAGAGTCAGAAGGGCGGTGCCCCGAGACATCTAATTGCATTTTGGGCATTTACTCCTTGACGGTTTTAACGTATAATCCCTTTGAACACCGAGCCGTCGAGGAGTTGAATGAACAAGGTCCCACGACCCAGACTCAATTTCTTAGACAAAGCAATCAGCGTCTTCAGTCCTGAGCGCGCACTCAAACGCGCCGGAGCACGGATGGCGCTGTCCATGTTTAGTGACCCATCCGGCTACCTCACCCCAGGGAGCCAACGCCGAACGATGCGCGGCTGGTTGACCCGGGCGAAGACAGCAGACCAAGACATCCTCCCCAAGTCCGAAAAAATGCGCGCTGGCGCTCGGGACGCGTGGATGAACGCTCCACTCGCGTCAGCGGCTCTCAGGCGTATCCGTACCAGCGTCATAGGGGACGGGCTCCGACTTCAGTCAAGGATTGACCGGAAGTTCTTGGGGCTCTCTGATGAAGCGGCGGATCGCTGGGAGGAGGGCGTGGAGCGCGAATGGCGGACATGGGCTGAAACTACGTTCTGCGACATTACTCGCGCGCAGAACTTCTATGGCCTTCAAAATCTCGCCTTCATGAGCACGCTGATGAACGGTGATTGTTTCGTAATTCTCCGGAACCGTTCAGTGACCGGGTCGATGTACAAGACACGAGTCATGCTCATCGAGGCGGACCAAGTCAGCAATCCTAATCGCGCAATGGACACGGACAAGCTTGCCGGCGGTATCGAGATTGACCCAAAGGACGGCACGCCGGTCGCGTACCATATCAAGAAACAGCGACTGATTACGCTACCGACCCGCGATGACTGGGTGCGGGTCCCAGCATTCGGAACGACAACGGGACGGCGCAACGTGCTTCATCTTCTCGATAAGGAGAGAGTGGGTCAGCGGCGGGGCGTCAGTATCCTCGCCCCTGTTATCGAGCCTCTGAAACAAATAACTCGACTCGGTGAGGCAGAACTAATGGCCTCAATCATCGGTTCATTCTTCACTGTATTCGTTCGGAGTCAGACAGGTAACATTGGGCTACAAACGCCATTTATTCCGCCGGAGTCTGCGCTGAATCCAAGTGAAGATGGGTCATCAGGTAGGGATGCGACCCGGGCAGATGACAACCAGTATGAAATTGCCTCGGGCAATATTATCGAGCTGGCTGAGGACCAGGACATCAGTCTCGCTGAGTCGAAGCATCCCAACTCCAACTATGATGTGTTTTTTACCTCGATAGTTCAGGAGATAGCGGCGTCATTGGAACTTCCTTATGAGCTGTTGATGTTGCGGTTCACGGCGAGTTACAGCGCCTCCCGAGGAGCGATACAAGAAGCGTGGAAGATGTTTCGAGCGCGGCGCATGTGGACCGCGTTCTCATTCTGCCAGCCGGTGTTCGAGGAATGGCTCACTGAGTCGGTTATCCTCGGGCGCATAGGCGCTCCGGGATTCCTTGAGGACCCGGT